AAGCACCGAGAGACAAACCTAGGAAGGAACATCTAGGTTTGATCCTCAGAGGACGAAGAGGAGGTACCGGTACTCCTAAGCTGCAGTAAGTCTCTACGGATCTATACTTCTCAAATGAACTTGGTGAGAGATAGACCCGCACCATCTTCCGTTTTCGACTAGGAATAGCCTCAAGAACGACTAGTCCCTCACTCTCCTCGAAATCCAAGGTTGACTCCACTTTCTTAGTCAAGACTAAGTAGTTAGAGAGAGGTTTTCTCAAACTTCTCCCTGACCACCGTCTTGAACCGACCGTTAGGTCGGAGGGATACATGGCTTTTAAAATAGACATGAATCTCTCTGAAAAGTGTTCAAACTTGGGTGACGCACAATTGACCCACGAAGGATCAATCAGTGTTTTCGAAGAGGGTAAAACGTAGAAGAAGGTTTGCCTGGCAAATTTCTTTTCGAAAGCCTGGTGGTTTCCTAGCAGCCAATTGGCCTTACCTGTCTCAATTAAAGAGAGCTCTGGATGGAGACTAAAAGCAGTCGCCACCTTCCTTTGAGTTCGTGAGTACCCTATCGGGCCCTCGGCGAATTTCGTAGGAATTCCAAAGCCTCCTAACTGAGCAGGGATAAACCAATTAGGTTTGAAACCATCAAAGAGATACTTTCTACTCTTCCATCTGTTCATGATAGAAGGTAAGATCGCAGATGTCCATGGCGCAAGTCTGAACATCTCCGACGCGTCACGAGCAATCCCAATTGGATTCGCGTCAGTATCCCCTCCTTTCAGAGAGGTACCTGAAACGAATTTCAAGTTAAGATAGCCCCGACGTCTCATCACAGACTCATCTCTTGATCCACTCCTTTGAAAGATCTGGGAGTTGATCATACAGCAATCGCGAGAGAAGTAATTCTTTCCGATTGAGGGTTTTAACCCTGCCTGAGTTGAGGTCTGGAGAAAGATCTCATATAACCGACGATCCGCTTTAAACAGCATATCGTCGCCGTTGACCTTCACAAGCCAACGGTTTCGTAAAAAGAAAGCCTTCCTATCCTTGTTCAAAGGAAACTTCTCCTTAGCGTATCTGGATAAAGAACACCAGTACACGGCTAAGTTAATAACACAAAGAAGTGGGAAGGATAAAGGATGACCCATAGGCTGGCCTTGTGTTCTCATAACACTAGAAAGGCCTGACCCTTTGGGATAGGTCATTTTACCAGGTCCAAAGGAAGCCAACGCTAGATCAAAAAGCGGTGTCTTCCCAAGGAGAGGAGCAAAAGCAGCAATAGTACTTTCGGTACTTAAGAGGTCAGTTGCACTTTCGTAATCCACTGACACTAACATAGGGAACTCGGATTCAGAATCCAACTTATTCACAGCCCTCTCTAAATCAGGCTCCAACATGGTAGATGCTTGACACTGTTTCCAGCGTGTAAGCAACTGTCCCTGTAGGGGCTGAAGAGCTGTATAAGCGTATCCGTTTCCCTTCGTGATTATTCGGAACTTTGAAGGCTCCGGAATTGCTACGACATCAAGATCCGTAAGCTGATCGACATGATCTTCGGTCAACTTAAGAGATTCATCAAGAACTGACTGACGCCAGTTATTGAAGGTGTCCATAACATCACGATAATTCATTCGAGGATGAAAATCCATCGTTTGAAATAAGCTAGTGACCCCTCCAGCTGAACGATTAGCTTGGAGGCACGCTGACAAGGAAGGATTTACCTTGTCA